CCGCCGCCCTCGCAGTATCCGGCTCCGCCGCCACCGCCGCCAATTAACTTAACATGTACCATTGACGCACCAGGATTAGTCCAGGTACCGCTGTTAGTAAAACATGCTATGTCTATTAGATTTCCCCTGTCGTTAAAGTCTTGCCCTAACATCCCCGGTGGTTTTGTGGCCTGCACTGTATTATCACTAAATCTAATTCCATCACCTGGGTTGTTTGACGTTAACAACTGTTGCAGTGACGGTTCGCTACCATCAACTTTGTCAATACGAGGCCAGTAAAGTTCCAAACGAGTTGTGCTATCTCCACAATAGTAATGATATGTTCTATGAACTGCTGTAGTAGTGCCCGAGGTCCATCGGCAATCTTGAGAAATATCCCCGGCTAATAACGCTACCTTAGAAGTACCGTTTGAGGTTGTATAGAATCCAGAGTCTGGATGAGCTTGGGTACCATTGTGATACCATGGAAAACAGTGGCCAACTACTAAGTACCATTGGTTTTGTGTCAATGACCCGGTGCTACGATAATCCCAATACGGATTCCCGTTTGACGATCCATTGGCATTATTAACTGCGGTCCCTAAGTTACTTTGAATTCCGAAGTAAAACGTACCACCTCCAGTGGCGCTTGTTCTACGTACCCATACACTGAATCGGTAAAGTGAGGTATTGTCAATTGATACTCCGCTGGTATTCCAGCCGCCGTCTGCATTGCCGTTGCCACTTGGGACAGTTTGCCATACTAATGCAGATTGACCCCATGGATTTGTGCCCATGTATCTATTTTGCTCACCAGTATCGCCGTTTGCACCAAAAATACCTGTGCCACCGTTACCTGCTGCCCATGTTCCGGGACTTAATAAGTTGTTATCAACTCTACCTAATGTTACTGCCATTGTTAAACCTTATGTATATGCATATACTACGCATACCCCGCCGGCGCCGCCTGTGCCCGACCCACCGTCATTTGTTCGTCCGCCTGTTGCCCCAGATCCAAGGGCTGGGCTGTAATTACTCGGGGTAGTGCTTCTATACTGCCCACCAGGACCACCAAAGAAGCTAGGACCACCCCCGGAAGGTTGTCCGTGGCTTGCACTATTACCGTGACCGCAGCCGGTGCCGCCGTCTAAGTTAATTTGTCCGCCAGATCCCGAGCCACCGTGACCACCACCGTGGCTATAATTATTATTTGCGCCGTAGCCGCCAGTTGCACTTATTAATGAACCAAAGCTGCTAGTTCCGCCACGACCGGCGGCTGCGTAATATCCTACACCTCCGCCACCACCACCAATTGTTACTGCATAGGTTTGCCCCGGCGATACTGAAAATACTCCTTCAGCAAATCCCCCTGCACCGCCTGCTTCACAATAGCCAGCACTGCCGCCGCCACCACCAACAATTTGAACTAAAATAGTACTACACTTTGCCGGCACATAATATGTGCCATTGCTCGTAAATGTAACAATACTAATCGGTCTGCCACGGTCATATGAGGCTGTTGTAGTTTGGCTACTGCTATTAGTGAATGTAATGCCACTTGATCCTAATGTAATTGCCATATTGTCCTCTTAACTGTATGCATAAACAACAACCATACCGGCGCGACCAGCTTTGCCGCTGCCACCGTTTCCGGTAGTACCAGGGCTTGCCCCACTTCCCGGAGTGCCTGAACCAATTTGCTCTCCACCACTATGTCTAGTACCGAAGCTGCCGCCCCAGTATGTTGGCACGCCACGTGGGCCCCAACTACCAAATCCGTTTGTATGGCCAATGCCGCCGCCACCTTGCAACGTTACTTGGCCGCCAGATCCAGTGCCACCATGACCGCCTGTGTGACTATAATTTCTATTGGCACCATAACCGCCAGAAGCAGAACAGTAACTACCAAAGCTGCTAGTTCCGCCATCGCCTGCGGCAGCATAATAGCCAACACCCCCGCCACCGCCGCCAATTGTTACAGCAAAGGTCATGCCGGGAGTAATTGCATGAATTAGTCGTTCACTATATCCCCCGGCACCACCGCCTTCGCAGTGCCCGGCAGAGCCACCGCCGCCACCTTGTACTTTAACTAGAAGTTTGCTGCAAGGTGTTGGAGCTGTGTATGTGCCGCTTGATGTAAATGTGGTAATAGACACTAAGCGACCGTAATCCAACGACGAGTTCGGAGCCGATGCTTGTTTTGTCCCATCGCTATAGGTAATACCACTGTTGTCTAATGTTACTGCCATAGTTATTTGAGTTGTTGCTTAATACTATTTACTTCTTGTCGCAATTCCTTAATTGCTTCAACTAGTAATGGAACTAGACGTTCGTATTGCACTGTTAAATAATGCTCACCACTTTTACTATTTCCATTTAAATCTCTGTCAAACGGAGCCAATGCAGTTGCTTCGGGTTGCACTCGCTCAACATCCTGAGCCGAAAGTGCAACCTGTACATCTGTATTATCAAATCCAAAACTCTTAGCTACATCGTTTTCTACATACAGGAAGCCTGTTAGTTCATCCACTTTGTCTAGTGCGTTTTCAATTTTACCAACTCGTGTTTTTAATCGTTCATCTGAATAGTAGGCCGTAATAGAAGTTGTAGCAGTAATTGCCCCTGTGACCGCTAACGGCACTATTGAGTATACCCCGGTTGTTGCTACTCCTAGGGTCGAGCCTGCTGCTGATGCTTGCCCGTTAGGATGAATACCGATTGTGTCAACTCCGCCGATGCCCGACGTTCCTTGAAAATAACTAATACCGTAAGTTGATGCGTTGCCAAAGTACCAAATTGGATTTCTCATACCCGACGAATAAGTTGCATTGTTAAACCCACTATTGCCGCCAGATGTTACTGCACCAGATGACGTTACGCTAGTTGCACTAACTGTACCACCACTTTGGTTTGTGGCCGTAGTTGCTGTAGTCGCTGACCCGGCTGTTAAATTACTAGCTGTGCCGGTAAGGCCTGTGCCTGCCCCAGAAAATGAACTTGCTGTTACTGTGCCACCAACTGTGAAAGAGTTTGCTGCTGTTAATGCACTAGGAAACGTGCCCCCATCAATGTCGGCTGCTGTTAGAGTAACTGCACCAGTGCGACCTGCTACACTAGACACTGGACTAGCACTTGCCGACGACCCTTGCGGATCCCAAACTCCCATTGCAGAGTCGTAGACATAAGTAACTCCGTTGACTGTGTATTGTTGTCCGTTTGTCGGACTTACTGGAAAAGCCATTAAAATCTCCCTACTACCACTTCGATTGTGGCAAATTCATTGTCTGCTACTTCACCAAGAGCTTTACCTAATACGCAACCCGGACGGTATAGAGTATCGTGCATACGCTCTGCATATTGTGCATACGCACTGGTTACTAACACATCACCTTTAGACACAGGTCCACGCACTTTACAAGGCACACGCCCTGTGAATGCAACCGGCAATCCTTCTGCTTCACTATTCATCAAATACGCAGGGTTAGTGGAAATAACTCCAGCAACTCTTGTATCATGTGTTTTTGTTGTTACTGTAATCTCTTTAGCTCCGCCAAATACAACCACTGTTCCTGGTGCGTACTCTTGATCACTAGTGTACACTTCTGCCAAGTCGGCATACTTTGCACTACTTGCAGTACCAATAAAGTTAGTTGCTGTCAAGTTTGCACTTGAATCACGTAGAGCCAGTGTGTTTGCTGTTGCACTGGTTGATGCGTTATATAACGCACTGCTATAGTTAACCCAGTTGTATGTGTTGCTTACGTTGTCGTAAATGTATTTGTAAATTGCACCAGTATTACCGCGGAACCATTCATCACCTTGGATTGGGTTCGCTGGAGCAACGTTACCTGAGAAGTTAGTGATTAACGGTCTACTTGAACGGGTTACGTTTCCGGTAAATGTGCCGCCCGCAAAGGTTGGACTTGCTGTTGTGCCGATATCTTGTGGGGCATTAATAGTAATAGTGCTACCACTTGCTGTTGCAGTTATACCGTTAGTGCTTGCAAAAGTTAATGTGCCTCCGCCGGATACTAAACCAGTGCCACTTGTTCCTGCTAAATTAATAGTTGAACTTGCTGCCGATGTAGTTACATTAGTGATACGGCCTTTTGAGTCAACAGTGATAACCGGAATAGCAGAACTGCTACCATATGTATCAGCTGTTACGCCTGTAGTAGTTAAACTTAGACCTACGTTGTTGCCACTCGGTACGTTTGCAGTAATGTCTGCGGTATTGCCCACTGTAGTAGATACAAAAGGATTGCCGTTAGCATACTTGTAATTGTCTGAATATAACGAACCCGCAAATATATCACCAGTAACACCCAGGCCACCTGCGACTCTAACTGCACCAGTTGAAGTGCTGGTCGCTGCTGTTCCTGTAGTTACTTGGAAGTAACCGTTACTGCTGGAGTTACCGTGGAAACGGGCTACTTCAGATTCTGCAAAGAAACTACCAGTTGCAATAACAATGTCATTATAAGTTCCTGTGCTGTCGGTGGCTAACACCAAGTTACCACCAAGTGCAGAACCATTTCTTGCACTTGCAAACAAATATCCATCGTTGGCTTTGGTAATAGTATATGCTGGGTCACTGAACAAGTTGCCAGTGAATCCCATGTCCATAAATCCAGTAACACCGTCTGTGGTATTATTTGGATAAGCAACAATGTCAGATGATCCAGTGGCGTTGGTGTTAATTAACGCACTTTGTACATAGTACTGGCCCGCATTAACTGCTTGGCTAGAGCTTGTACCAACAATACTTGGGTTAATAAGTGGAGTGGCGGCGGCATTGTATCCGAAATAACCTGCACTGTTAACGTTTAAGTTACCACTAATGCCTGCGCCGCCAGTTACTACTAAGGCCCCGCTAGTGGTGCTTGTGCTCGCTGTACTATTTGAAATCAATAAATCACCAACTTGCACAGTGTCGTATACTGTGCCCGGGTCCGTGAAATCTATAGTTGTTGAACTAGGCTCCGCAGCCACGTTACTAAAAAATACCCATCTATTATTGTTGTGGTTTCTAACTACACCAGTGTGACCATACACGTTGGCGCTGCCGCCAATGAAGTGGCCGTACATACCAATTTCAAAGTCGTAGGGATACGGAGACCCAGTTAAGTAAACCAATGGACTAGTAACACTTAGCGTAGATGTTGAAGTTGCAACTAAATTTGGTACATACAAATTACCAACAATGTGTACATCGTTACCAAAATAAGAAACGCCGCCAACACCGGCACCTCCCGTAATAACCAACGCACCGTTTCCGGCGCCGGTACTTTGAGTAGAATTGGTAATAGATGTGATACCAGTCACATCTAATGTATTATTAATTTGACTTGCACCCGTTGATGTAATTCCAGCAAACGTTGGGCTAGCTGTCGTTCTCAGGTCTTGTGGACTAGACAACGACACTACGTTTCCGCTAACTGCTGCAACAAACCCGTTCGTACTTGTAAACGATAGTAATTGGCTAGACAAATCAACTGCGCCAGTGCCAGTTGTGCCACTTGTGTTGAGAGTTGTTGTTATGCTTGCAGAGCTTAATGCACTAACTCGACCGTACGCATCAGTGGTGATAATCGGAATTGCACTAGAACTACCAACTGTGGTTGCTCCTGGCCCTGTAGCAGGAAGAGCCAAAGTTACTGCGCCAGTGGCAGCACTCACTGATATGTTTCCGCCACCACTTGAGCTTAGTCCTGTTACACCAGAGTTAGTAATCGTAATCTCTTGTGCCACTGCACTAGTGTTAATACCTGTGCCAGCAGCAATAGTTAAACTTTGATTAGTTAATGAAACTGAACCTGTGCCTGATGCACCTGCAATGTTTAACGTAGAACTAACTGTTGCTGTGCTTAATGCACTAATGCGACCATATTCGTCTGTTGTAATTATCGGAATAGCTGTGCTGCTACCAGTTGTGGCTGCACCAGGCCCGTGAGCAGTTAAGTTTACACCAGTTCCCGAAATGGTTACGTTACCTGCACCCGACGATGTTGATACTACTCTTGTGCCATTATCGTACACCGAAGCTGCAACCACCGATGATGGAGTTGATATGTTACCAGAAGCATCAATTGCCCCGGTGGTTGTTATTGCACCCGATGATGCAATGTTTGCGTTGCCGACTGTTAGCCCGTTGTGGACTACAAAATACCCATTAGCCATAGTTCCATATATCCCTGTTGGCTGTTAATATCAAATTAACATGTATTGTTTACTTATCCTTACGTTGGTTCCATTATTTGCAGCCACAAAGTTTACGCTTAATGTGCTGCCACTAATGCCAGTTGTTAGAACACCTAAATTACCGCTTGTTGCCACTACACCAAATGTTGTTACTGTTGGAGTAGTACCATCATGAATCACTAATGCTTCCATAGTTTGATACGAGCTACCAGATGTTGCTTGGATCAAATACTTTGCACTGCGATATGTTGTTTTGCTGAAAGAGTCAATTACTGTTTCAACGTTTGCTGTAGAAACTGTAACGTTTCCTAGCCCGCTTACTAATGCCCCATTGGCATCAACTTTAAGGGTTGGTACCTTGCTAGAAGTTCCGCTATAGATAGTTACACCATCTGTATCAGTTGCAACTTCGTTGTATCCAGTTGAATCAGTGATTGCAATTACTGTTTGTGTTGTAGTTAATCTACGAACATCAATCTTTGCTGCGTTAGCTGGAGCAGATGTAAAGGTCAGTACTGCATCAGTTACATAGTAATCGAGTACAGGACTTTGTAGTAGTCCGTTAACGCTAACAATACAGCTATTGGTTGTTTGCGGGCTGCTCAACAAGAAGTTAACTTGCGACCCTGTTCCTGTAAATTGGTTGTCACTAATAATAGTGAATTCACTAGTTGGGGTAACCCAACCTCGGCCAGCTGTGTACCATTCAACACCGTCATTTGTTGTGCTGAAGCGGATCATACCCGGTACATCAGTGGCGCCACTTGAGCTTGGGCGTTCAGAAGCAGTACCAATTGGCAGTAAAATACTGTCCTTACTGTTAATATGTAACTTAGCACCATTTACAATCGAGCCTGTTGAAATGGTATTTCCAATAATTACTTGGTCGTATGTACCATTGGGTCTTGCCCAGATCAAGTTGCTGGTGTTTACACCGTTGACCTTAAAGTCCATTCCTGCGGTGTTAGTGCTGTTAACTGTTAAGGCCTGTTGAGTAGAAATATTACCTGTTGCCGCAACAGTGTCGGTTGTAACACTAGTTGTAGTAAGTGTTCCGGTATACAAATTGCCTGAGATACCGGCCCCACCTGTTACACGCAATGCACCGGTTGTTGTGCTAGTTGCTGCGGTCCCCTGAGTTAAACTAAAATACCCGCCATTACTTGCATCGCCATGGAAACGAGCAACTTCTTGTGAATCTGTAAAGCCGCCGGTTGCAATAACAATATCGTTATAAGTTCCAGCTTCGCTAGTTGCCAATACTAAGTTTCCACCAAATCCACTTTGAGGTCTGACAAATACATAGCCGTCGTTTGGCTTAGTGATTTCGTAATTTGGATCGTTAAAGGCACTACCAGTCATGCCCATGTCTGCCCAGCCACCAGTGTCAGTACCATTGTCACCGTATGCAGAGAAGTCTGCAGATCCAGTGCTGCTAGTGTTAAGCATATACATCTGTGCAAAATCACTAACTGAGTTAACGGCTGCAATTGAAGAATTTACTAATGCTGTGGATAGAGATGCTGCACCTACGTTTAGTGTTCCGCCAACATAAGTATTTCCGCCAAATGCTGCACCACCATTTGGAACTGTTAATGCAGCATTAGTAGGACTAATCAATTGTGTTGACGAGTCAATGACTACATTACCAGTGGTAATTGCTGTTTGTGCAAATAACTCTGTAAAGTGTGCGTGTGACGGATTGGCTTGCCCAATTGTGGTGCTGTCTAAACTACCGCCAGTGATTACTGCGTTAGCAGAACTAAAATTAGTTGCTGTAAAATAATCAGCTTGTCCAGTGATTCCAGTGATGCTACCACCAATGATTTGAGCACTATTGGTAAAAAAGTTTAACGAACTTAAATTTGTTAACCCTGTGATACTACCACTAGATATTTGTGCATTTGCTGCACTCACTGTCTCTGCCGAAATGTAGGTTACATTGCTTATGAAACCGCCTGTAATGAGTACATTCGGCGAAATTAAGTTAGAAGCAAAAGTAGAAAACGATGTTATAACTACGTTTGCAATACTGCCGCCGTGAATGTTTGCACTAACCGCAGTTAACTCTCCTACACCAAGTACTTGTGCATTACCAGTTATGTTATGCACTGAGCCACCATTGATTAACACATTACTAGAAATAAAATTCGTAATGTCAAAGGTTGAAGCTGATCCTGTGATTCCGTTTACAGTGCCACTAGTTATACTTGCTGTACCACTAAACGTTCCACTAAATGTAGTAGCATTAATAGTATTAGTGCTAGGATTAAAATTAATACCTGGAGTGATATACGCCGCACTATTACCTGTTGTAGAACGATCAGTGAAACTTGGATAATATACACTGTTGTTTGTAGTCGCAGTGTAGTTTTCATATAAGGCTACGTTACCAGTAGATGCTGTACCAGATAGCGTACCAACAATGTTTCCGGAACTAAAATTGGTTGCTGTCAAGTATGATGCAGCACCAGTAAAGTTTGTGATACTGCCGCCGGTAATTTGAGCATTGCCGGTTGAGAAATTAGTAGCTGTTAAATAAGATGCATCCCCAGTAATACCAGTTACGCTACCGCCAGTAATCTGTGCGTTACCAGTTGAGAAGTTTGTTGCAACCAGCGTACTTGCAGCACCAGTAAAGTTTGTGATACTGCCGCCAGTGGCTTGTAAGTTACTGGTTGTAAATTGACCAATTACTTGTTTGTTAAAATTCCAGCTATCAGTGGCATTGGTATACAACAACGTTGCATTAGCGCCATCAACAGTAAGTCCAGCACCGTTTGCTGCTGCTCCATTTACTGCACCCTTGGCTACTGTGATGTTTAAATCAGTTACATCCAATGTTGCAGAGTTGATTGCTGTTGTTGTGCCTTGTACTGTTAAGTTACCAGTAACAACAATGTTTTCACCAACATACAAGTTACCACCGATACCAGCTCCGCCAGTTACCACCAACGCACCAGATGCTGATGTTGTTGCAGCATCACTGCCTGTTACTCGACCTATTGTAGTTGATAATGTACCAGATGCTGGGTTAAAAGTTAACGAAGTATTTGTGTACGCTGCACTATTGCTGCTAGTGCCATTGTCCGTGAAACTTGGATAGAAGGTTGCATTGGTCGAGGTTGATGTATAACTTTCGTACAATGCTACGTTACCAGTAGACGCTGTACCAGTTAAAATACCAACAATGTTACCTGAACTAAAATTGGTTGCAGTGAATGTACTTGCTTGACCAGTAATGCCTGTTACACTACCACCGGTGATAACTGCGTTACCAGTTGAGAAGTTTGTTGTTTGTACATAGCCAATGCCCTGTACATTGCCACCAGTAATCTGTGCGTTGCCAGTTGAGAAGTTTGTTGCAACTAATGTAGTTGCTGCACCAGTAATCCCAGTCAGACTGCCGCCTGTTACTTGAGCATTAGCAGTTGAGAAGTTATCTACTTCGAATGTAGTTGCAGTACCAGTAATGCCCGTTACACTACCACCAGTGATTTGAGCATTGGCAGTTGAGAAGTTATCTACTTCGAATGTGGTTGCTGCACCCGTGATGCCTGTTACGCTACCACCAGTGATCTGAGCATTAGCAGTTGAGAAGTTTGTGGTTGTAAAGGTGCTTGCTTGGCCAGTAATACCAGTGACACTGCCACCAGTAATAACTGCGTTGCCTGTGCTTAAATTTGTTGCTTGTAGGTATTGGATACCTTGTACGTTACCACCAGAGATCTGTGCATTGCCTGAGCTAAAGTTAGTTGCAACCAAAGTAGTTGCAGCAAGGGTTACTCCAGTTACACTACCACCAGTGATTTGTGCGTTACCGGTTGCAAGGTTAGTGACCAATGAATATGGCGCTACTAAGTTACCGTAGAAATCTGTCGCAGTTACGTTGCCACTTGCACCAATGCCACCAACTACAGTTAGTGCGCCTGTTGACGTTGAAGTAGAAGATACACCAGGGTGCGACATTGTGGCAACCACGTGCTCAATGTTTCCACCACCGCTTACAAATCTGATAAATCGTTGATCGGTAGTTGTGCCAACAATTAGGTTACCACCGTTGTTAGCAGAACCATTTGCTTGTGTGTAAAGGTATGCATCGTTTGGACCTGTTGCAGTACCTAGACTGTTATTTGGACTCAATGGATCAAAGTTTGAACTGTTGATTCCGAGGTCAACATAGAATGTTGTATCTGTTCCGTTGTTGGCCGTTGCAACATAGTCAGTGGTTGCATCACCGCCTGCGTTGATGTTCTGTGTGTTGATCTGAGAATACCCGTTGTAGTTCTCAGAGAACTGTGCAACTACCTGCGGAAGTATTGTGTAACCAATTGGGATACCTGCATATAATGCATTGAATCCGGTGATAGTATTACCAACAAAGAATGCAGAGTTAGCAGTAGTAATGTTACCTGTAACAACAAACAAATTGCCGTTGATACTTAGGTTACCACCAATACTTGCGTTACCAATTGTGTCAGACTCGCCTGCTGTTACTGTAGTGAAAATACCAACCGATGGTGTAGTAGATCCAATCGGTGTTGCATTAATTGCGCCGCCGTTGATCCTAGCATTAGCAGTGCTAAAATTAGTTGTTTGTAGGTATTCAACACCTTGTACGTTGCCGCCAGTAATTTGTGCATTACCAGAAGAGAAATTTGTTACTACTGCTGTACTTAAATCAGCAGTACCTGTGTGGAATCCTGATAGCTCTGCTGCTGTAATTTTACCAGATAAGGTTGCTGCTATTGCAGTTAAATTCCCAATTCTAATATTTGCAAAGCCGCTATTGTTTAGGTTTGTAATACCTGCACCGGTGTCGGTTGTGGTAATCGCAATAAACGCATTTTCAGCTTCGCTCCATACCCACGCAGTGTTTACGTTACCGTATCCGCTTAGTGCAGACAAGTTACGGTTTACCAACATACCAATGTCATAATTTGACAAGTTGCCGGCATATCCATTGTTATACACAATCAATGGGTCATTAACATAAGTGTTAGTAGAACTTACAGTTGTAGAAACACCTGTAATCGTTAAGTTACCAACAATACTTAAGTTAGAATTTAATGTTAAATTCTCGTTAAAGTTACTTCCGACCAGCGTTCCAGGTGCAATCTTTGTGTATGTGATTGTTGAATCTGTGATCTGATTATTCTTAATTCTGGTTACGGCCATCGCCAAAGCTCCAATACTAACATATTTAGCCAAAATGATACCCTTGCCCATTTGGGCAAAGGTTCAGTAATATTGGGATTAATAACCGCCAGTTAAAGGACTGCGTTTCCAAGTGTTAGGTGCTGTACAAACATATAGATAGTTTGCATCCCAACAAATTTGGCCAGGTGTACCAGTGGCGTTAGACGCTTTGGTTGTTTGTGGAGCACTCAAAATACCAGACAATGTTAAGTTGCCTTGTATTGTTAAGTCGTTTGATACTACACCACTAAAAGACGTTACCCCGCCCAAGTAACGAATGTTAATTGCATCAGTTACTAACGGAATTTCAGCGAACGTAATCTGACCTGCGGTAACTGTATATGCTCCACTTTGTTGTACAGTACCGTTAATCGTTACCAACAATGATTCAATACTTGCATCGTGTGTTAGAACGTAAGTGTCGTTAACACCGTCACCATTGAAGGATTGACTTGTAACTTTGTTAGTTACAGGAACCCAGCTTGTGCCGTCGTAATATTCCACAGATAGCGTGTCTGTGTTGTAACGAATATACCCTGCTACTCCAGCGGGTCTGTTGTAGCTGTCACCAATTGGAAGTTTAACTGCTTGGTCCGACGAGAAAATAGCAACGCTGTTACTTGGTACAGTAATAGTTAAGTTACCATTGATTCCAGTAATGTTGTTTGTGTGAGCGTCACCGTAGAATGTACTGTTTACGTTACCTGCTGTTACGTTGCCAGTGACTGCTAGACTAGTTAACGTGCCTACACTTGTAATGTTTGGCTGTGCTGCGGTAGTTAGTGTACCTTCTACTGTTGTAAATGATGCAGTGGTTCCGCTAATGTTACCTGTAACTGTGCCAATTACGTTTCCGTTGAACTGTGTGCCAATTACGTTGCTTGCATATACGTTGCCTGTGACTGCCAGGTTACCTGTGCCAGTTAAGTTTAACACTGGTGTGTTATTAACTGATACACCCAATAGTGTGCTGTTGTTGCTGGTAGACGTGTCACCCAAGAACAGAGCTTGAGTTGTTGCACCTTGTTGGTTAGTGACAATAACTGCGGTGTTGTACTGAGTAGTAAACCCGTAGCTGTCATTAACAAATCCAAGTACACCGGCTTGCAATAGGTCAGCGTTTAAACCAAATGCAACGTATCCAGTAGATGTAACATTTGACGAAAATAAACCTGTGCCCCCAACAATGTTACCATGCAACATACCGTTAAGGTGCGTTGCTGCAACGTTCCCATTAACTACCAATCCAGTTAATGTACCAACGCTGGTAATATTTGGTTGTGCAGAAGTTTGTAATGTACCGTTTACTGTTGTGAAATCGCCAATAGTACCAATAATGTTATTAGTACTGACGTTTCCAGAAAAATTACCAGTGGCCCCAACGATGTTGCCACTAAATTGTGTGCCTGCTACGTTGCCTGCTGTTACATTACCAGTAACTACTAACTCAGTGAGTGTGCCTAAGCTAGTGACGTTTGGTTGTGCTGCTGTTTGTAGAGTACCTGTTACGTTTGTAAAAGAACCACTAGTACCAGTGCTGTTACCAAATTGGTCACCATAGAATGTGCTGTTTACATTGCCCGCAGTTACGTTTCCTGTAACTGCCAAGCTGTTTAGTGTGCCCAAGGAAGTTACATTGGGTTGAGAAGCGGTTAATAATGTGCCAGTAACGCTAGTAAAAGACGCCGTAGTGCCTAGTATATTACCATTAATGTCGCCATAGAAGCGACTATTTACATTGCCAGCAGTAACGTTACCAGCAACGTGTATTAGAGTGCCATTGCTATCAGTAATATTTCCCAATAGGCTGTTTAAGCTAGCAATGCCATCAGTGACTGATGTAGTAGAAGAGAATGTTAATGCATTACTAGTCGAACCTGCTGTCGCAGAGCCCATAACAAACGCATTACCGTAGAATCCTTGGGTGTTGCTTAAAGTTGCAAAGTTTTGCCACGATAACGCACCGGAACCATTTGTGCTAACAACGTAACCTGCAGACCCGCCATCAATGTTTAAATTTCCAATGTTATAACTAACATTACCAATGATGTTAATTGATTCCCCATTTTTTGTAGAGATACTATTACCACTAATAACAATGTTGCTAGTACTTAGATTACCATCTATAGTTAGTGTCTGTGGAGTTACGTTTGTGTTGATACCTACACGGAACTGACTAAAGTTCATGTAGTATAAAGGCTGGCCACTGGTGGTAAACTGAAGATCAGTACCTTGTCTGTCCAAGTTGGACACAAGCATTGAGCCCGAAATTCTACCAATAGCCATTTAACTCTCCGTTTCTATATTTAGCAGATTTTTAGGCTGCGTCAGTTGAGTTAATATTGTGGACTACGATAATCTTGTTTGGGTTACCGCTTGCATCAACTGCTGGTGGAGCACTTGTAAATGATAGCTGTGTACCAGATACTGTGTAGTTGTTAACTGGTGCTTGATATACACCGCTAATTGTAACTAACACATTCTTTGCATCGCTTTCACTCTGACTCATTGTAAAGTTCACTGTGCTGTTGTCGCCAGTGAATTCATCAATAGTTAATGCAACAGATCCAATTTTAGCAACCTGATTCCATTGACTGTTGTAGTAGAACTCAATCTTATTGTTTGATTGGTTATAACGAATTTGACCATTAATCGGGGCATCTGGCCCCAAGCTGTTTGTACCCAATGGTAATTGCACTGCATAACTGCCTGTGCGAATTTGTGCATTTTTAAGAAAGCGGGCCATGTATTACGCTCCAGTTGAGCTAACTGTAATAACTACTGCGCCGTTAACGCTGCAATTAGCCCACAAGCTGTCGCCGCTATCTAGTACAATGCGTTCTGTATCGGAAATATGTGTATCTCCAGCAGCAATAGACAAATTGCTATAAATCGGACACAAGTCCGGTGTCCCGCCAGTGGGCACAAGGTAAACATTGGCTGTTACTGCTGACCCAGTGGTATTGCACAGGTACATTGCTGTAATACCTTTAGTAACTGAGCTAGTACCTGAGATGATATTTGCGTTGGTTGTGGTTAATGGAGTGCTGGTAATCATTTTTAATCCTTACATCATCAAAGAGTAAAACACTGCTTTACTTTTTGTGATTAATTCTTGTTGTTGTTTGGTTGTGTTAGTAACAAATAAACCGCTACCGCCACCGTTTGGGGTTTGTGCATACACTGTGTTGTATCCACTTAACGTACTTGGAGCCACTGTTGTATTTTTGACTGCAAGGTTGGTGTCAAATTTAACAACTTGGTTGTTGGAACTAAAAATAGTCTGACTTAATACATCTAAGTTTCCGCCTAACTGCGGTGCAGGATCTTGCTGTACACCTTCAATACCTTTTACACCAGTAACAATGGGCATATAAACAGATCCGTCTGTGGTTAGTTCCCAACGCACCAACGATTCGTTCCAGCGTAATGCTGTTTTAGCTAATTGACCACGATCAACTTCTATACCCGAGTAAACTGGTGTAACGCCAAACCCAGTTTCGCCTTGGTTTAAAGTAATAGTGTTGTCAGTGATTTGCGTATTTGTTGACGAAATATTAGACACTGTACCAAGTACTTTTAAATTACCTGTAACAATGAGGGTGTGCGAAACTACCTGCACGTTACTAGTTGTTTCGTGGCCAATAATGTTCCAAGTTCCGTTAAACCGTGTATTTAATGACATTTATAAAATCCGTTATTAGATATTTATCTTAGATACAAAACTGTATCTCTCAAAAAAATAGCGCCCGAAGGCGCTATTTTTATTCCAGTTTGGATTAGTTGTTACTAATAGACACAGTTACAGGAACTGTTGCATTGCTTGCTGTTGCAAAAGCAGGCTTGCTACCAGAATAGTCAGCCCAACGGTAAGAATTACCGTCTGCATCATATACTAAGTTCTCAGTGATTTTAGCAATCGAGAATGTGCTGTCATCTGCAAAAGTTGCAGTGATAGTCATTTCGCCTGCTGCTGCTGGAGCCGCAGTGGTCACCAATTTGCAATTGCTTGTGCCGTCAGCATTGGTTACACGGAATGAGCGTGAGCCAGCTTGCTTAACAATATCTGCTGCTTTACCAACAGATCCGCCAGTTACCCATGCATTCGCATTGATTGCGTTTAACACTGCACCACTTGTTAAAGTAGTTGCAAAAGTGTTAGCTGGGGTAGTGTTAGCACCTGTAATAGTAAATGTCGGAGCAGATGTATATCCAGAGCCAGCACTTGTAATTGTAATACCGGCTACGTTACCAATTGTAACGTTACCAATAATTACTGTACCGGTAGCAGTAGAACCACCTGCAACTTGTGGTGCACCAAATGTTACCACAGCGTTTGCAAAGTATCCTTCGCCTTGAGTACCTACTGTAGCTGTTGCTACGCCTTCGCCACCAACTCCGTCAGTGTTAAATGAACCGAAAAATGTCTTTTTTAATGGACGTCCCATGTTGTTTCTCCTTAATGTATTTGGCGTTCTAGGCCTACGCAGTTGGGTAACTGCATAAACTCTCAGTTAAGAGTGAACATTATATTTATTTAGGTTTAACCTTTTCACCTTTAATAAGAGCAACAAAATGACTCCAAAATGGATTATTAGTAATATGCACCCCGTGGTTTACAATTTTTCTATCTGGATGAAGCAGTGGAGTGACTTCATGAAGTTTAGTCCAATGTACACCTGGCTTGTGATGATGCTCTTGGTGTAGTCCTGCATTAAATCCAAAAATGTTGTACCATTTGCTGTATATACCGATACTGTCTTGTGTAGTATCGCCTCGGTTATTAAGAGCGCCCCAATGCTCGCCGTAGCTGTTTGCATTATTAACAAAAAAAGCCAGTGCGTATACTAGGGCAGTCCATAGCCCGAACCAAGGATTAATTGCAATCACCGACAATATGTAAAGTCTAAATGCCCACAACTCTCTGTTATATCTTTTATTAAACTCATCAATTTGAATACGTCGAGGAGACGCAATAAAGAAGTTCTTGATTTGGAAAAATACTGTCATTCTAAAACAGTAGACCCAAAAATTTACCAGCTCACCATCTCTGCGGCCCCGATAAACACTAACTGGATCTTTTGTTGCACCAGTATGATCAGGCTTATCGTTTACATATCTATGGTGTAACAAGTGAGTATTTTTCCATGCGTTTTGTGGAATGCCTGTTACTGCACTCAAAAATAATTCATAAATTCTGTTTAACGATGAATTCTTAAACGTAGTCCAATGGGTGTGGTGATGTAATGAACTATTCTGACAGTTTACAATAAACCAAATTTGGAAAAAACTTATAACTAAGATCCAACTAAATGCCGGAGTCCAAATTGCTAATGTGTAAGGAAGGCAAAATAAAAAGACTGCATATAAGATAAGGTATATGTCTTTTGGTGAATAACGGAATATTGATTGCATAGTGTATTTACTAGTAAAAATTTTTAATCAACAAAAAAGCCCCAATTAAGGGGCTTTTTGAGTAACAGCATCGCAAGATGCTGTTGGGTGGATTACTGGAAGCTCAAGTTGCTTACAGCGATTTCTGCCAAGTAGTCAGCAGCGTTGCCCAATGAGCTAGCTGTGTTTGTCAACTCAACATAACCATAACGTGTCATGAAGCCAACTACTGGTTCGAAAGTAGATGGATCTAGAACAACACCAGAGCTCATCAATGGTACGTATGGGCAATAGAACGCAGCAGCGTCTGCTTCGCTAGAACCCTTGTAACCAACTAGAACAGCTTGGCTGTCTTGTGCGTAACCGTCTACGTATACACGCATAGCACCGTTCAAAGTACCAACAAACTTAGTGTTTGTAGGAGCTTCAAATGTACCTTCTGTTGTACGAGCAAAAGCAGAAGTAGTTGCAGATTGCAATACTGTCAATGCGGCGCTAGAAACAACAGCCCAGTTACCAGCACCACGACGTGTGCGTTGTGCGATCAAGTTGCTAGCACGGTTGATCAAAACAGCTAAAGCAGCGTGTTCGTCACCAACGAATGTAGCAGTACCAGAAACGGTAGCTTGGTTGTATGTGTACTCAGTAGCAGCCAAAGAACGTAGAGAACCTAGGATCTCTTGGTCGATTTCAACTGTGATTTCTTGTGCCAAAGCAGCCATAACTTCTGCTTCAACGTCCAAGCCGTGCATAGCTTGTGCGTCTTGAGCAGCTTCAAATGTCCAACGTGCAGACAATTTACGTGTCTTAGCTTCAACAACTTGCTTCAAGATTTGTACGTTGATACGGTTACCAGGTACGCCTTCCATTGTAGCTGTGCTGTTAGCTTTGCCAGCGCCAGTACCTTGGAATGTGCTACCAGAATACTGAGTAGCAATCTTGAATGGGCTCAATGCTTCGTCACCAGCAGCAGTTGTCTGGCTAGCATCAGCACTGTTTGTAACGCCATCAGCGTAACGTACACGTAGTGTATGGATCTGTGCAACTGGGCCAGTCATTGGTTGAACACCAACTAGCTCGTTAGCAATAACAGTAGGCATAACGCGACGGATAACTGGCAAAATTACACGGTTAAGTGTAGCCACGCTACCTGCTGCTGTACCACCTGCTGTAGCAGATTCGCTCAACATCTTGCGAGTGTTCTCAAGGATCACACCCATTGTAGTTCTCTTAGAACCATTCAAGCCTTCTAACAGGGCTTCTTTGGTTTCGCCCCAACGGCTTTCTAATAATGCGGTTGTCATAATATATTTTTCTCCTAATTAGGGTTAATTATTTTAGCCCTGCTAAACGCTTCAAGTCGATGACATTAGTGTCAACTCTTGTTTCCGCGGCGTTTCTAGCAGCCTTATCTCCAGTAACTTCAACGCGGCTTTCGTTTACCATCTGCTTTTGTGGAGCAGGTGCGGCTACGGCAGCTTTGCTGTTTAGTACAGCTGGTAGATATTTTTCGTAAGCGCCTTGCAATTTACTTGTTTGGACACTTTCAAGTAGCTCGCTCATTACAGCGGCTTTCTCTTTGCTCAATGGTTTCATTAGATCAGACATTAATGCCTTACGATCTGCAGATTCCTTGATTACACGAATCTCTCTTTCTTTTGATTCAACTAAGGTAGCTTTTTCAGCAGCTTCACGACGAGCTTCGGCAACTTGTTGCTTAGTCTGTGTTAATGCGGCTTGCAACTTAGCAATTTCTTTGTTCTCATTTAAGTGAGTAACGCTGAATTCGCTAGCAAAAGCTTCGAATAGACGACGACCAAACATGTTCTCGCGAGCAACTTGGATGTCTTCTTTTAGTTGAGTCAACTCTGACTCTAAATTCTTGGCAACAGCTTCTTTTACAAGGCCTGCACTACGAGCAATAAATTGCTGTTGTAGTTCAGCTAGTTTCTCTTTAGCACCAGCAATTAAGCGGACTTTAGTTTCAACTACAGCTTTCTTGTCTTGTTCAAACTCTTTTAGTTCTTCTGCAAGTGCCTTGATTACAAATGACTCTAACTTACCGATAGAGTTTTCATAAACTTGACGATCCTTACGAAGTTCTTGGATTTCTTCACTTAACTTGCTTACCATGAAGTTGTTAAACTTCTTAGCACTTTCGTTCATGTGAACTTTGAACTTAACACGGTCTTCTGCTAATGCGGCTTTTTCTGTTTGGAATTCAGCCAATTCAGCAGTTAGACCCTCTGTTACCATTTTGTCTAGAGCCTCAACCATGACTTGTTTGTCATGCTGATAGCGTTGTGCAAATTCTTCACGAAGTTCTGCACGGGCACTCTCTTTAGCTTCGGAAAGACGAGCTTCCCAAGCCTCATTGATAGCCTGTTGAGTGCTTTCGTTAATAATGCCACTATCTAGCAATGGTTTGATAGCATCTAACATTAGGTTTTCTCCTGTTATACTTTAAGGTCTTTGATGAAGCGGGTTATTGCTTCTTTCATGTACTTTTGTACTTTTTGATCTTGAGAGGCATCACGAGCCATCTCAAATATTTGCGAACCGCCCTTCATGTTCATAAGGCTTTCATAAATTGCTTTAGGATAAGCATTAGGAGCTGAGGGTTGTGCCACAATATCTACTGTAATGATTTCAAAGTCACTTACATGACCGCTACTTTCATTAACGTTACCGGATCCACGGCTGCTAACACCTAACTTCACACCGCTAGTTAACATTGACTTAACAAGTTCACCCATTGGTGTTGGTAGGATTTTTAGAGTACCGTATCCGCAAGGACCGTCCATCCACATTTTTTCAATCATGTGGGAGACACGATCTAAATTAATCTTTAAATCATCAGGATGGTCGACTTCGCCCAAGACACTGTATCCACCACTAATCTGTTCGTTAATGGTGGATACTGCCTTTTCAATTTCATGAACAGGATATACACGCTGGTTAGCGTTCTTCACGCCTCCCTGGATGAATATCCCCTTCATTTTGAGATTCTTACCGTCGCCTTCGGACTCAACTATAATGTTGGCACGATCGAAAGTAAGGTTTTCTCTTAGGTACAAAGCCATATTATTGTCCTAATTACTTACGGCCGCCTTCAAGGCTTTTCTTGTTAACACTTACGCTACCATCGGTAGTGCTACCTTCGGCATCTTTGCCTTTGGCTTTAGTGTTATAAAAGTCTTGTGCGCCTTTGTTGCCGCCAACTTTGTTTACGTTACGCTTTGCAACATCAATTTCTTGTGCTGGCTTAACAAAACCACCTGCTTTAGCTTTTGTGCTGTTGCCATCAACATCACCTGCATCTGACTTACCATTAGCGATGTTCTTTGCAGAACCGCCCATGTCATTCTTGCCAGCTACTGGGTTCTTTGTGTTAGTTGTGCCACGTGGAGTTTTGTTACCTGTTCCAACTGGGGTGCCTTCGCTGTTAGCTGGAGCAGCAACTTTTTCAACGTATTCACGCATCATTTCTGCTTCAGTCATCTTGCCAGAACCGCTTTTGCCAGAACCAGATTTGCCAGAGCCGCTTGCGCCGCTACCAGACATACCAGATCCCTTTTTAGCAAATGGGTTTTCACCTTCAGCAAACATTTCTTCGTCGCTTGCTTCGTCTTCTGCACCACCGAACTCATCAGAGCCAGTACCGCTTTGACCATCGTCTTCACCTGCGCCGCCAAATTCAGCAGAGCCAGTACCACTTTGTCCGTCGTTTTCACCAGCTTCGTCGCCGCCAGTTAACTTAGCAAATTCAGCTTCTAAGCTGTCAATTGCATCACGGATGTTTTGGAATTCACCTTCAGCATCGCCGCCGCCAATGTCGCCACCTAAGTCGTCACCGCCCATGTCACCCATGTCGTCACCACCTAAATCATCGCCACCAAACTCGTCGCCGCCGTCTAATTCAATATCGCCACCTTCTAGGTCGTCTTCACCTAAACCGTGGGTTTCATCGCTAGCAACGTCTTGTGCTAGGTCGCCTTGTTGGTCGTACTGGTCGATGTTTTCATCAACTTGGTCTTCGTCCATTAGGCTTTCATAAATCTCACGAGACTTTTCAACTACAATAGAGTGAAAAAGCTCACGAGCTGCTTGTTCGTTTTCGTTGATGATATGCTCAATCAACTGTTCATATTTGTTCATATTAAAAATATCCTTTCAATAATATGGCTTGTAAATTATTTACTAATCTACGCAGATTTCTACTTAATATCGGTGTTTTTTGAAGGATTTTAAGAATTAAATACCAGGGGCGCCTAAACCGCCGCCCTC